GTCAAGATAAAATTTGCAACACCTGCAGATGCAAGAGCAACTGTTGCAAAAGTAAAGCGAGTAAACAAACCATTTGCACGAAAGATACAAATACTTACAGTGATGGAGCAAAGAGCAAAAGTCATGGGTAAAAATCAAGTTGTGCAGATAGCTAAGAAAGGTAAAAATGCAATTAGGAAGGGACAAAAAGTATGAGAAATGGAATAATACAAGCACTAGAAGATAGGTATGAAGCAGAAATATCTGCAGCACATGCTATAATAAATATATACCTTACTAAGTCAGTAGGTATTGGTGAGCATCCACAACATCTAGATGAAATAGATAAACAATTAGATAAAGTTGCACAAGCAGAAGAGAAACTAGATGCTTTAGATTCTTTTAGAAAAGAAGAGGAAGAATAATGATTGATAAAAAAGAAAAAAAGACATTAAAAAAACATAAAAAACACCATACGGCAAAACACATGGCTTCAATGAAAAAAGACATGAAAAAAGGTATGACATTTAAGAAATCACACAACAAAGCAATGAGAAAGGTAGGTAGATAATGGCTGATTTCGATGAAGGAACGATAATAATACAATTACAAAAAAGATTAAAAGACCAATACCAGCAAATAGGAGACGCTATGATTGGTGGAGGGGTTGACAATATGGAAAAGTATAAATATATGTTAGGACAGGCACATGCCTATCAGTACATAACAGGGGAAATATCCAACCTGCTAAACAAAGGAGCAAAAGATGACAAAAGTACAATCCTCAGTTTCGGGAACACCAGAAACAAAAATAATAACACCTAAGACAGGATTAGTAGGAGTTAAAACAGAAAAGGTTCCAATTGAAAAAAAGGAATCGGCTAAATTACCTAACCCTACAGGTTGGAGACTATTAGTTTTACCTTTCAAAATGAAAGAGAAAACTAAGGGCGGAATACATATTACAGAATCAACTTTAGAACGACAACAAGTTGCATCGACTTGTGGTTTAGTTTTAGCAATGGGACCTAATTGTTATGACAAGGGAAAATTTCCCGAGGGTCCTTGGTGCAAAAAAGGAGACTGGGTCATGTTCGCAAGATATGCAGGATCTAGAATACAAATCGATGGCGGGGAGGTTAGACTTTTAAATGATGATGAAGTTTTAGCCACAATAGAAAACCCCGAAGATATATATCATCAATACTAACATAGGAGAGGTCTATGCCAGAAACAGAAAAAATGGTCGATATTGATACTAGCGGAGCTGGTGCTGATATTGAAATTAAAGAAGAACAGAAAGAGGAGCAAAATGTCGAGAGTACTGAAAACAGTGTTGAGTCCAATGACACACCTGAGAAATCTAGTGAGCAGTTGGATGTTCGAACTGACGAGAACAATCAAGAACAGAGTGAAGAGAAAAAAGAAGAAGTAAAAGAAACACCTACAGAAGAGCAAAAGAAAAACTTAGACGATTATTCTGAAGGAGTAAAAAGAAGAATCGGAAAACTTACGAGAAAATTACGAGAAGCTGAAAGACAAAGAGATGAAGCTACTACGTATGCTCAAAGTGTTATAGGTGAACAAGAAAAACTTAAATCTAGATTAACCAGATTAGATACAGGTTATGTTTCTGAAATGGAAAATAGAATTAAGTCAGGTATGGAAGCTGCAGTAGCAAAATTAGCTAAAGCTAGGGAAGATGGCGATATGAAAGCTGAAGTTGTTGCTCAAGCGGAAATCTCAAAACTAGGTTATGAGGAAGCAAGACTATCTGAAATGAAAAGCAGATCAGTCAAAAAAGCTACACCTGTAGAACAACCACAAACTAATCAAGAGACACAACCTGCTCAATCTAGAGATCCTAGAGCGGAAGAGTGGGCTTCTAAGAATACATGGTTTAATAAAGACCCTGTAATGACTGAAGGAGCTCGTGTGATACACAGGATTTTAACAGAAGAAGAAGGGTATGACCCTGTTGGAAACCCCGAAGAATACTATGGGGAAATTGACAGAAGAATATCACTTGAATTTCCACACAAATTTGGTAATACTGTTAAAGAAACGACTAGTAAACCTACACAGACCGTTGCTTCGGCAACGCGTAGTCCAAAGACAGGTCGCAAAATCCAAAGACTCACGCCGTCAGAGGTAGCAATAGCTAAAAAATTAGGTGTGCCACTTGATGAATATGCAAAATCAAAACGAAAAATCACGAAGGAGGTATAGGCATATGACAAAAAAAACAGAAGACAAAACAACTTCCCGTGCGAGTCAAACAAGGTCTAAAACAGAAAGACCTAAAGTTTGGTCTCCACCATCTTTATTAGATGCACCCCCTGCACCAGAAGGGTACCAACATAGGTGGCTTAGAGAGTCGTCAATGGGATTTGATGATACTAAGAATATTCAGAAAAGATTAAGATCTGGATATGAACTAGTAAGATCTGATGATCCAATTTACAATGACACTGATCTATCTATGTATGCTCAATATGACACTGGTAAGTACAAGGGAGTGATCGGTCAAGGTGGCCTGGTTTTGGCTAGGATACCGAACGAGTTCGCAAAGCAGTACATGGAGTACTATGAGAAACAAGGGCGAGATAATATGGAAGCCGTTGATAACGATCTCTTAAAGGACCAAGATAGTAGAATGCCTATCAATATTGACAGGCAGTCTCGTGTTCTCGGTGGTACGAAGAAATAATTTATTAGTTATTTCTAACTAACCAACGAATAAACAATTGATCTAGAAATAGGTCTTAACTAGGAGAAAAAACATGGCAAACAAAGACAGCGCGTTTGGTTTAAAACCAATCGGAAAAGTTGGTCAGAATGATGACAATCAAGGTTTGTCCGAGTACAAGACAGATAACACGAACAATAGTGCTATCTTCTTTCAAGATCCCGTTAAAGCTCTAGCAGCCGGTACAATTGGCGTAGCAGCAGCAGGGGATGTACTACTTGGTTCATTCAATGGTTGTTTCTTTACTGATTCAAACACATCGAAGCCCACATTTGCTAACCATCTTGGAGCTAGTAATGCAGCGACAGATATAGTTGGTTTTGTGGCAGATGATCCGTACGAAAGGTTTGAAATCCAATCAGACAACACACTAGCATCACAGCAAACTGATGTCTTCAGATTGTACAATATTTTGTACACAGCAGGAGACTCAGCGAACAATGTGTCTAAAGTGGAGTTGGATGATTCGACAACAAGCACCGTAACGAATCAATTAAAAGTAATTGGAGTGAGCAAAAATCCAGATGGCAATGACTTAACAACTTCAAATGTTAATTTCGTTGTTACGATTAATGAGCACTTCTATAAAGCAGCAGTAGCTGGCGTATAACAACTGAATAGGAGATAAAAAATGGCAATATCACGAGGACAACTAGTCAAAGAACTAGAGCCAGGTTTGAACGCCCTGTTCGGCTTGGAATATAAACGTTACGAAAATCAGCATGCTGAAATCTATGCGACTGAAACTTCAGACAGAGCGTTTGAAGAAGAAGTTATGTTATCAGGTTTCGCGAATGCTCAAGTAAAACCGGAAGGTTCAGCTGTAACTTTTGACTCAGCTCAAGAGACTTACACTGCGAGATACACTATGGAAACAGTGGCTCTTGCTTTCGCACTTACTGAAGAAGCAATCGAGGACAACTTGTATGACAGACTATCGTCTAGATATACAAAAGCATTAGCAAGATCGATGGCGAATACGAAACAAGTTAAGTCAGTAAACCCGTTAATTAACGGATTTACAACTTTCACATCAGGTGACAGTGAGGCTTTAATGAGTACGACTCACCCAACGATCGCTGGTACTGTATCAAACAGACTTGCAACAAATGCAGACTTAAACGAAACTTCATTGGAGTCTTCTCTTATAGAGATAGCTGCGATGACAGACGAAAGAGGTCTAAAAATTGCAGCTAAAGGAGTAAAAATGATTATTCCTTCTCAGCTTCAATTCACTGCTGAAAGATTGATGAAATCTGAAGGTAGAGTTGGAACAGCTGACAATGATATCAACGCAATCAGATCTATGGGAATGATTCCTCAAGGTTACAGAGTGAACAATTTCTTAACTGATCCAGATGCGTTTTTCATTATCACTGACGTACCGAATGGAATGAAAATGTTCGTAAGAACACCGATTTCTACGGCTATGGAAGGTGACTTTGATACTGGCAACGTAAGATACAAAGCTAGAGAAAGATACGTATTTGGCGTATCAGACTTTAGAGGTATCTTCGGAACACCAGGCGTTTAATCAAATAAAACTTAAGAAGGGGGCCGTTAAAGGCCCCCTTTTTTTATGCACTAAGAATTAAGAACTATGAGAGACTTTAAGGTAATAATCATCGCATACGGATACAGAACAAGCTTTATCGTTAAAGCTGAAGACAATGCTGAATCTATTGAAAACGCAATAGTTGACAGACTTGGAGATTCTGATATAAAATGGGAAAACGGTGGATTTTATTCACTGACTAAAAAATGGATTACCTACGAGGAGGTCCTAGATGAAGACACTACAAGACCTATACAAAGCAAAAAGGTCCTTGGAGTTGAAGTGGGAACAGCACCATCTCAATTCGGGTAGATATACACTCGATATGGTTAATATTGACCATAAAGTCAGAGCAGTCATTGCTGACATTAAGATGAAGGAAGCTGAGTTAGCACACCTTGTTAACAAAGTTGAAGACGCTGCCCCCGAAGTTTCAGTGGCTACTTAAATAAAAAGCTACATCGCTGAAATCGTACTTTCTTGTAAGGCTCTCTTGCACTCTATTAAAATCTACTATATATCTAAATCACTATACAATTAATTAGAACATAGACGCGGTATAGTCGACGGCCTAGAGACTATGTTCGATAACTAGGAGGATATAATATGGCAAATACAACGTTCAATGGTCCAGTCCGTTCAGAGAATGGATTTGAATCAATAACAAAAGATGCATCAACAGGCATAGCAACTAAGCACGCTGATCTTCACCAAAGTACAGGTGGAAACTCAGTAACTGCAGACGCTGCTAAAAAAGCCGGTGCATTATTAATCAATAGTATCGCAACAACAGGCTTTGTAATGAAAACTTACCAAGCGACTGTAACTGTAGCGAACGGAGGAACAACAGGTGATGAGGCAGCTATTGGCTACCCATCAAACTTTATACCTATGTACTGTTGCATTAGAAATAACGCAGTAACAACAAGTGGTGCAAACATCACAGATGTTGGAACAGCGGGTGATCCTAATGCATACGTAGATGGTGCTGTGTTAGCAACTTCGGCTGCAGGCGCTGCTCAAATTTTTGCTTGTAATGGTATAGCAGGAATTGGTTCAGGCGGTTCAGCTACAGTAGCTGGGATCCCATTAACACCTGATGAAATCAGAGTGACAATGGTAGATCCAGGTCTAACAGGAGCTAGTATAACAGTGACATTCATCGGAATGTCCTTTACAGAAACTCTAGACTTAGCGTAATATAATACCGTGGGTGGGAAACTTTGAGACTTTTTGATCTTGATACCCACCCGCACTAACAGGAGAAGAATATGTATCAAACTGATATAGCGAACACAAACGTAACTACTGAAAATAAAATTGTTATTGCGGGAAGAGCAAGAGCTTATGGTATGGTATTAAATACTACGGGGACTTCAGGAGACTTTCATTTAAAAGATGGTGGTGCTTCAGGAACTGTAAAATTTAAATACAAAACTACAGGCACAGCTTCAGGCGCATCACCTTTAGTAATTAATTTTCCACAACCAATTTTGTTTACTACAAATTTGTGTGTGGCGTTTGTAACGGAACATGTAACTGTTTGCTCTATATTTCATAGTGGCGGAAATAATACGTAGGAGGCTAAATTATGCCAAATACTACTTCAGGCACTAATGTTTTTGAGAAAACATTTTATGTAGATGAGATAATCGAAGAGTCTTATAATCGAATAGGACAATTCGATATGAGTGGTTATAATCTAAAAACTGCTCGAAGATCTCTTAATATTTTATTTTCTGAATGGGGAAATAGAGGTCTCCATTATTGGGAAGTAGCAAATACAAATATCACTTTGGTAAATGGAACTAGCGAATACGTTCTATTTAGATCCACGGGCGACGGTAATTCAAACGGCGTAACTACTACGTTATCCGCAGCCATCACTACTACAGCACAAACTACAGGAATTACACTAGCTTCAAAAACAGGAATGCCAACTTCAGGCACGATTAATGTTGGATCTGAAAATATTAGTTATACAGGATTTAATAGTTTAGAATTAACAGGAGTTACAAGAGGAGTAAACGGAACTACAGCTGCCACTCACAGTAGCGGAGCTGCAGCAACTAATTTTGTAAATGGTGCTGCTGAAATTTTAGAAATGTCTTATAGAAATGCATCTAATGTTGATGCACCTTTAGAAAAAATATCTAGATCTCAATATCAGGCCCTATCTAATAAAACTGCAACGGGTCAACCATCACAATATTATATTCAAAGATTAATAGATAGAATTATAATTAGATTATATTTAACACCTAGTAATACTGAAAATGGAAATGTAATTAATTTTTGGTATGAACAAAGAATACAAGATTCAGGTGCTTACACTAATGCAACAAACGTACCATATAGATTTGTTCCCTGTATGTGTGCAGGATTAGCTTATTATTTAAGTTTAAAATATGCACCAGAAAAAACACAAAACTTAAAACTATTATATGAGGATGAGTTGAGTAGAGCTTTGGAAGAAGATGGTTCGTCTACGAGCACATTTATTTCTCCTAAGACTTACTACCCAACAACTTAATTATGGCAGGCATAGAAGACATAATAAATATTTATAGAGGCGAAACTATTAATTTAAATCCATTTAGATTAAGATCTTCTGCTGATATGAATCCAGCTGGAAAAATGACAGTAGGTAAGTATGCTACAACTTCTGCTGAAGAAGCAATGAACTATGCTTCTAAAAAATTTCCTAATAAAATAATGACAACAAAAATTAGCCCAAGAGATTTTAAAATAGGTAAAAGAGTATTTAATGAAATTGAACCTGATTTTTCAGATAGACCTAATGTAATAAAAAAAGTTGCTAATAAAGTTAAAAATTTTACAAGAGATAGAAGTGGTCAACTAGGTTATAATATTTTATCTTCTAAAAACAAAGGTAAATTAGAAGTAGATGTTTTAAAAACTTTAATGTCTAATGCAAAAGCTTTAACTCCATTAGCAATGAAAGGATTAACATTTTTATCTAGTCTACCTGCCGCAACAATAACTATGGTTTTACAATCTACTCCAGCTAATGCTGATGAGATAAATATGACACTAGAAGATTTTGCAAAATTAAATGAAGGCAATACTAACGTAGATAAATCATTACCAGTTGAAGTAGGAGATATATAATTATGAGTAATTTATCAAAAGGAAAATATGCATTATTTATTTCTGATAGATCAGGATTAGCTTTTCCTTATCGAGAAATGGTAAGAGAATGGAATGGCGCTAGAGTTCATACTTCTGAGTTTGAACCTAAACAACCACAATTAGAACCAAAACCCTACACTGCAGATCCTCAAGGTTTACCTCATCCAAGACCTGCTAGAGTAGAACCTCCGACTGTAGATTTTTTAAATGACAATCCTTTTACAACTATCGGATCTTCAACTTTAGTTACTGTAGCTCAAACAAACAGCACGATGTTAACAGACGATGCTGTAAGATTTCAAGCAGTTAAAAGTCCTGTGGGAGGAGTTACAACAAACACTCTACAATTAGGAACAACATTAAATGGAGATGTTACAACAACAGCTAACACTATAGTTTTAAATGACACTTCTATTTTTCCAACTTCAGGATTTGTGGTGATTGAAAAAGTTCACGCTCAAGATGGTACAATTGATGCTGGAAGAATTGAAGATGAAACTGTTCAATATACAGGAGTTTCAGGAAGCAGTTTAACAGGATGTATCAGAGGAACAGCTGCTCCTTTTAGAGGAAAAAATCCACCAAATACAATAGCTAGAACCCATTCAAGTGGAGCTAAAGTTTTTGGAAGCTATAAAATAACAATGATTGAATCTTCTATTCCTTACACAGGACAGCCATCAACTTTACCTAGAACCAACAGTTTTACTTTTAATTTAAAATCTAACGCAACATCAACAGAAACGGGAGGCGGTCTTGAAGTTTTGGTAGGACCTGTTAATGTAAGAGCATGACATATGATGAATTAAAAACAAAAATTAGAGACTATACAGAAGTAGACAGTAATGTTTTTACTGATACTATTATAAATGGTTTTATTGAAGACGCTGAATTTAGACTTTTAAGAGAAGTTGATTCTGACAATAATAGATTTTACGCTACAGCTACTTTGACTGTAGATCAGAGATATGTTCAAACTCCCGATGATCTTTTAATAGTTAGATCTGCTCAAATTGTAGACTCGAGTGGTGTAGGAGCAGGTACTGAAAGAGACTTCCTAGACTATAGAGATACCAATTTTATGGCAGAATATAACAAATCTGATGCTACAGGAGTTCCAAAATACTATAGCTACTGGGATGAAGAGCATTTGGTTTTTGCCCCGGTCCCTAATGCTACTTACACAATTCAATTAAATTATATCTTGAAACCACAAGGATTATCGAGTACAAATGCTACTACATACTTAAGTAAAAAATTTCCCAACGGCTTATTGTATGCTTGCCTAGTAGAGGCATATGGATTTTTAAAAGGTCCACTTGACATGCTCCAACATTATGATAAAAAATACGTTGAAGCAGTCAAAGGATTCTCAATCGAGCAAATGGGAAGACGAAGACGAGATGAATATCAAAGTGGTGTTCCTCGAATTGGAAAACAATAAGGAGTTTTTATGGCAATAACACAAGCAGTATGTAGCAGTTTTAAAAAAGAACTTTTAGATGGAGATCACAGTTTCAAACAAACAGGTGGAGACACTTTCAAATTAGCTCTCTATTCATCTTCAGCCACTTTAAATGCAAACACAGCAACTTACTCAACTAACCCAGGTGGCGGATCTAATACTGAGGTAGCAAACACAGGCACTTACGCAGCAGGCGGTAAAGCATTAGTTAACACTGGAACTTCGGTAGCTTCAGCAGTAGCGATAACTGATTTTTCTGATTTATCTTTCACAGGTGTAACTCTTACAGCAAGAGGTGCATTAATCTACAACACAACTATGGGGTCAGGTTCAGGTACAACAGACGCTGTAGTAGTTTTAGATTTTGGCAGCGATAAAACTGCAACATCAGGAACATTTACGATTCAGTTCCCAGCATTTACAACAGCAGCAGCGATATTAAGAATATCCGGATAATAGGAGAAACCTCCTATGGCGGATAAAACTTACACAG